GCTGTGATATTACCAGTTACAGCCAAACTACCTAGTGTACCAACACTAGTGATATTGGTTTGTGCTGCTGTGGTCAATGTGCCCACAATGCTTGTGCCGCTTAGGTTACCACCAGTTATATTACCAGTTGCACTTATTAATCCACCTGTTAACAAATTGCCGCCAGTGATGTTAGCACTCACACTCACAGTGGTACCTGTATGAGTAGTTGCATTAACATTGGCTCCGCCCAGCACATTGCCGCCTGTGATATTGCCAGTGGCTGATATCAATCCACCAGTGAGTATATTACCACCAGTAACATTACCGGTTGTACTAATAGGATTTGATCCAGAAATAAGTGTACCAATAATATTAGCACCAGTGATGTTGCCCGACACACTGATCAATCCACCTAATATATTACCTGTACCAGTTATATTACCTGCACCAAATAACACGTTGCCACCTGTGATATTTGCACTTACACTTACCGTGGTACCTGTGTGTGTGGTGGCGTTAACATTGGCGCCGCCCAAGATGTTGCCACCAGTGATATTACCAGTGGCACTAATTAATCCTGTGGTACGTATGTTACCAGCTTGCACATCCGAATTGGCTATGAGATATGCGCCCGTGATATTGCCCACTGCATTTATCAATCCGCTTGAGTTGACATTGGCACCTAATACATTGCCAGCAACACTCAATCCTGAGGCACTGGAAAAAGTAGCAATTGCAGTAGGAGTAATTGCACCTGATGCAGTAGTAAATATTTGTATGTTTGTAGCTCTGCTGGTATCTGTAAATGCTTCGGCTGCTGTTACATCCAATCGACCAGTTGATACATTGCCAAATTGCAATGTACCACTGCTAAATCCGCGTCCGGTAAATTGAGTTAATGTATCTCCCAATTGTGTTTGAGTAGGAGTTGCACCAGTTCCGCCAGCAGTTCTTCCGGTAAATGCACTATACGATCCTGCGCCAAATGCATCTTGTGTTATTCTGGTGTTGGCACCATCACCACCCGAAATGTGTAAATCAGTTCCTGCTGCTGTGCTATTGCCTGTGATTGGATAGACCACAGTCTGTGGAGTGGCCAATATAGTAAGTTCGCAATCTGGAGTGTTGGTTCCCACTGCTAGATTGGCACCAGTGATATTGCCAGTGGCTGAAATTATGCCGCCAGTGCGTAAATTACCACCAGTGATATTGGCTGCGGCACTGATCAATCCACCTGTCAACACGTTACCACCTGTGACGTTAGCACTAACACTAACTGTAGTACCAGTCAAACTAGTAGCGTTGACATTGGCTCCACCTAACACATTACCGCCTGTGATATTGCCAGTGGCACTGATTTGACCAACAGTGCGTATGTTGCCACCTTGAACATTGCCTGTGACCGTGGCCAAACCACCCGTCACTAGATTACCACCTGTGACATTTCCTGTTGCGCTCACAGTGCTTGCTGTGGTAACTGCTCCTGAAATATTAGCAGTACCTGTTATGTTAGCACCAGTTGAAGTGAATACTGCTACATTTGAAGTACCACCAACACTGATGTTGGCATTACCGCTAGGTGTGGGAATTCCAAGATTGGTAGTACCGCTGTTTAATGCTGTAGCCGAAAGATTACCGGCCAGCGTGGTAGTACCCGATACCGTGAGGTTTCCAGTTACGGTTACTGTACCACCTTGCAGAGTAATAACGTCCGATGCTGTAACAGTTTGTATGGTAAGATTACCGAGCACACGCTTGAAAGTAGACATTCAAAGTTCCTTTGTGTTATTTATACGATTTAAAAAGTCCGCCATGGGCATGTGATGCAAGTTAGTTATTTTTTTAAAATCTGCTATGTCTGCAGTGGTTGATCCAACCACTCGATAAAAACTAGTTCTTTGAAAATCTTTGCAAATTTTCACAATTTGTTTGGTCCAATTGCCAGTGTATGTGGGGTTGGCTGAACTTTTTTTGTAGAATTCGGTATCTGCATAGCAGTTGTTGAATCGGCCATTTCGAGTTGGTCCCATATCAAATCCAATCATATAAACTGCTCGATTGGCATCTGCTGCGGCTTGACTCACTGCTACCGGTCCCGAACTGTATCCAAAATAATCTTGTGCTATGCGTTCTGCACCCGAATCAGGCAGTGGCCGTCGGGTGTACATGCGATTTTTTTGTGCATATCCTGTTCTTTGTATAGCTTCGCTGATGGGCACATCTGTGCTGATCAACACATGTGGCACAAACTCACGATAGATCGCATTGCAGCCATAAACTGTGCCCAGTGATTTTAAGAGATCCAAATCAATTCCCTGTCGGCTCACTCCGTTGCCCAATACAAATGCTCTGCTCATAAAAAATCCTCCCAGTATGTATCTGGGAGGATTCAAGTGCTTAACAAATTAAGATGTCACGCTGGCAATTTGAGCCAATTGTATTGTGGCATTGTTGGTAGATGTAGTTCCTACCATTGTACCACCAGAAACAGTAACATTGCCTTCGTCGGTGAAGAAGTTGGCAACATATTGATTTTCACTAGACTGAATATTAACGCCAAGGTTGCTGTTGCTGTAGTTGCCAGTGGTCATACCATTCCAGTCACGCACCCACTTGTTGGTAATGTAACTGGCATAAACTGCTGAGCTGTCACCTACACTGTAAGCAATGCTCATATAACCTGTTGCTGGAGTAGCAGTGTTAGACAACACACATTGTCCAACTGGGTATGCTGTACCTGTGCCTGAACCGATAGCAGTAACTGTAAAGATATCACCAACAGCGGCACCGTTAGGTGCACCACATGCTTGCCAATTTGTTGTTCCGAGGGCGGCAATTTGATATGCTTGACCAACAATCATGTCTTCATCAGCAGTGCTTGCGTATGTGTATGCAACCAGGAACTTGTGTGAACCTTTTTGACGGATAATACGCCCTCCGTATTGATTAGCAAGATCATATGTAGAGGTACCGTTGGCCAATGTAATGTTAACCAAACAGTAAATTTCTGGATAAGTTGCACTTGGGGTACTGGTAGTAAAGATTCCACCAACTACACCCAAGAATTGTGTGTCATCCAGTGTTTGAACTGGTGTGTTATAAACAGGGTCTGTTAGTGCGCTAAACGGAGGATAACCTGCGTCAGTTAAGATGTTTTGATTGTAACTGGTTGTTGAACCAGAAACACTTGTGCCCGAACCCACACTTGTTTTTTGAATTTTTAGAGCTCTTCCCATTTGATTTCTCCTTATAGAAGCCCAATGCGGGTTCTAGCCGCTACGCAGTGGTGTCCTGCATAAAACACCGTATTGTGTTGACAAGTATTTAGCAGCCTGCTAAAATTTAACACCGTACAACGGATTTATTAAATATCTCATGACCCCAAACGAACTTATTGAAACTGGCAACCAACATCGGTCCGACAATCAACCTGACAAAGCCATAGCATGTTATGCTCAGGCATTTGTGCAAGATCCCAACTCTGCCGCAGCATTCAACAACTACGGCAATGTGCTGCGAGAAATGGGATACCCAGCCAGAGCTATCCCATTCTTGCAACATTCACTGGTGCTGGAACCAAACAATGTCACAGCTCAGTTTAATCTGGCAGTGAGTTATTTGATCATGGGCAACTATTCTCAAGGTTGGCCAGCTTACGAATCACGTTGGAACTACGAACACCTGGCCGGCACTGAACCCCGACACTCACAACCTCGTTGGCGCGGTGAAGATTTACAAGGCAAAACTATCTTGGTCATTGGCGAACAAGGACATGGTGATTGCATACAGTTTGTGCGCTTCTTGTACAATCTACATGTGATGGGCGCTCAGATCAAATTGCAAGTCACAGATGGATTGATTCCAGTTATGAACACCAGCAACCTCATCCAACAAGTCAGCACATACGACGCTGACATGGGCGACTTTGACTACTGGGTTCCTATCATGAGTATCCCGGGTATACTGGGTATCACTATCGATAATATACCAAAAATACAAAGTTATCTTAATGCTCAACCTGCACTTGTACAAACGTGGCAACAACGTCTGGGACCAAAAACACGCATGCGAGTGGGCATAAACTGGAGCGGGCGTAGAGATGCCTGGCTAAATCGTCACAAAGGTGTGCCGTTCCCAGTGATATTAAAAATGATTCAAGACAATCCTCAATACGAATGGATCAACTTGCAGATAGATGCCACACCAGAAGAAGCTCAAGCATTAGCAGATGCAGGTGTCAGTTGCTATCCAGGTACCATTGTTAGTTTTGCAGAAACTGCTGCATTGATTATGAACTTGGATGTTGTGATTGGCGTTGACACATCTGTATCACACATGGCTGGTGCATTAGGAAGACCAGCGTGGATCATGCTGAATGCTTTTGCCACAGATTGGCGCTGGATGTTGGACCGAGATTCCAGTCCTTGGTATTCCACTGCTAGATTGTTTCGGCAACCTGTGATGGGTGACTGGGACAGCGTGACTAAAAAAGTTGCTCAATATCTCAAATGGTTTAAAGTCTAGACAAATACACCATACGATTTAGTTCATTAGTGGATTCATTTACTTTATCTTTTTTATGTAATTCTTGCCATTCAGGATCGGCTTCTCTTGCTTTTTGCAATTCTTCTTCTGTAGGATCATTGGTAGAAGCTGCTGGTGCTGCTGGTACTACGCCCCCGGGACTCCAATCTTGAGGCGGTGGTGTCACGACTGGGGGGGTCACATTAAGGTGCGGAGCACCGGGTGCTTCTGGCCATGCATCTGGTTTGAACTTATTGTATGCACCTGTACCAAGTTCGTATGCAATTGGTGCACCAAGAGTAACAGCCGCTGCTTTGCTCCAAGGACCCATTCCAGATTTCTTAGCCACTTCTTTTTCTGCGGCTTGTGCTCCACTACCACCGCCGCCACCACCACCGGACCTGTTTTTAAGCAAATCTAATAATTCATCTTTTGTAAGATTAATTCCGTTTGCTGGTGCTGCTGGTTGATTTATGGATGGCTCTTGACGACCACCAGTGGTTTTTGGTGTGTCAGCACCTGGTTTGATTTGTTTGGCCAAATCATCTGTTGGTGTATCAATAGATGGCTCTCGGCGACCACCGGAGATTTTTGGTGTGTCAGCACCTGGTTTAATTTCTTTAGACAAATCATCCGCTGGGCTGACTTGTCTTGCCAAATCATCTGCTGCGGCTTGTTTCTCAGCTGCTGTTCTTGCTGCCTGTGCTTGTTTGAGTTCCAAATATTTTTCTGCTTCTGAACTGGGTTTACCTTTGTTGGGCATGCCGGGATTCATATCGTGTGCATTGCGAACTTCTCGATCATAAGCAGATGTGTTAGCACGAGTTTTTGGTGCTGGAACAATAGGTTTAGGAATTGCACCACCGGTTGAAGGTACGCTAGCAGTGCTGGGAGTTGTATCAAAATTTGTATCTCCACGTCGGCGCCATACTGCCGAATCAGATGGTGCTGAAGTTGGTGCTCGCAATGCAGCCAATTCTTCAGGTGATACTACATTTGGAGTGGCTTTTACTCCACCTATCTCTGACGTTGCTCTTTTTATTGCATCAATCATTGTTTCTCCTGGCAATCTTTCAATGCGAGGTAATACTTTGCCTGCAGTCTTTCCTATCAAATCGTATTTGTTTTCATTGATTGCAATTTCATTTATTTTCATGGTGGTGTCCAATTGGTATGATTTATTTATTTTGTAATTGTAATACTCAAATACAAGCCAACAAAAAACCTGCCGAAGCAGGTTCTTTGCCTTCCCATCCCTGGGTTGTTACGCAGTATTGTTTAACGCAAGTACATAACCAATCTCAAGAAAAACTAAGATTGGATACGGCAATTTCCCCGACGTAGTCGCCCGCATTACCAAAAGATGATGCAGTGTTGGTCAATTCGATGTAACCATAACGTGTCATAAACGACACGACTGGTTCAAAGGTGCTTGGATCCAGAACAACACCACTGCTCATCAACGGAATGTATGGGCAGTAGAATGCAGGAGCGTCAGCTTCTGAAGAACCTTTGTAACCAACCAACACAGGAGTGGTATCGCTGGCATAGCTGTCAACGAACACACGCATTGCGCCGTTCAGTGTGCCAACAAACTTGGTGTTGGTAGGTGCTTCAAATGTACCTTCTGTGGTACGAGCAAATGCGCTTGTGGTCGCACTTTGCAGTACGGTCAATGCAGCTGAGCTAACAACAGCGTAGTTACCAGCGCCACGACGTGTGCGTTGGGCGATCAGGTTAGCAACACGGTTGATAAGAACAGCCAGAGCAGCGTGTTCGTCACCAACAAATGTAGCTGTACCAGAAACGGTAGCTTGGTTGTATGTGAACTCAGTAGCTGCCAACGAACGCAGAGACAACAAGATCTCTTGGTCAATTTCAGCTGTGATCTCTTGTGCCAGAGCAGCCATGATTTCTGCTTCAACATCAATACCATGCATGGCTTGTGCGTCTTGAGCAGATTCAAAGGTCCAACGAGCTTGCAACTTGCGTGTGTGTGCTTCGACGGCCTGCTTCAGGATCTGAACAGAGATTTGCTTACCGCCAGTACCTTCCATGGTGGCGGTGGCGCCGCCGGTGTAGTTGGTAGCTGTGCTGGTACCTTGTGGTACTGTGGAATAAGCAGTAGCGATTGTGAATGGGCTCAACGCTTCTTGGCCAGCTGTGACGCTGGTCGCAGCAGCAGAAGTGTCAGTCAAACTCTGGGCATAACGCACACGCAGGGTGTGGATCTGACCAACAGGTCCAGTCATGGGTTGAACACCAACCAATTCGTTAGCAATAACGGTTGGCATAACACGACGGATAACTGGCAGAATCACACGGTTTAATGTGGCGATGTTACCAGCGCCTGTGGAGCCTGCTGTTGCATTCTCTTTCAGGTACTTGCGAGTGTTTTCTAAGATAACACCCATGCTATTGCGCTTAGATCCGTTAAGACCTTCGAGCAGGGCTTCTTTGGTTTCGCCCCAGCGGCTCTCTAATAGTTCTTGTGACATTTAAGTCTCCTTTATTAAATGATTATA